CACTGCAGAATTTGCCGAGTTCAGCGTCGGATTCGATGCTCCTGCCTGAGCATTGATGCCGTTAATCGCCGCCTGTTGACCATCAGTCAGACCTGCGACAAGCTGCCCGCCATACTGCGGCATCTGCTGATTCGATAGGTCCGAGCCCCGTTGCAGGATCTGCTGCGCGTAGGGCTGCGCATACCCTGGCAGCTCTTGAGTTTGAGTCTGGCTGCCGCCACCGCCACCGCCGCTGCTCATGATTTGATCTTCCTTTGGTAGACCGTCTCGCGAACCGTGAATCGGTGGCGGGGGGCAATCTTCGCCCACCCACGCCGGGTAGTTCCGAACGTGATTACTGATGCATTGATGTGACGAGCGATGTTGTCCAGCTCGTCGCTGAATTCGGCCATGACGTCGACGTCCGACCGGGAATGAAGAAGCCAGATATGCAGGCGCGGGCCGTCGAAATCGTTGATCTGTCGAAGCACGACGAATCCCACTTCCTCGCCTTCAATCTCGACCAGATACAACGTCGCGCCACCCTGCCGGAGCGTGCAATAGACGTCCTCTGCAAGCCATCCGTCCGGCGATTCAATCTCCGACATCGGCGCGCGCAGACGCGGCCATACCGCGCCGATCTGAGCCGGCGCGACAGGTTTCAGGCTTCGCATTGATCAGTTCCCCGTGAGAGAGCGGCATTGCAGCCACGTGCCGGGCATACCGGCAGCGGTGCATATCCAACCGGTGATGACGTACTTCGAGCCAGCGGTACCGAGTTCGGCCGGCGCACTGTTGCGGATGAAGTCGCCCTTCTGATAGGTGCCCGTGGTCGGCGGCGCCGTGTTGGCGTTCTGGACGGCCGATACCTGCCCTTCAGTCAGGCCATTCACCTGCTCGATGACGTTCGTCAGGATCTGCTTGACCTTGAACACGAGATCCGCGCCGAACTTGTTGCCATCGGGCGGCGTCGGCAGTTGCGGGCGCTGGAGTCTCATGCTTCACCATCCGGAACGAGATTCGGCGTGTAGCCGATCAGGTCGCAGTCGCCCTGGAACGTCATCAGCAAGCGGTGATAGCGCGCAGACACATCGACGTCGAACTTGCCGTCGAAGTAATCGCTGCTGCCGCTGGGCGTGAACGTGCCGCCAAGCGTCTCGCGGTGCTGCGCGGTCATCGTGGCCGACGTCGGATCTTGCGCGGCACGCAGGCGCACGTACTGGAGATCCGAATACATCTCGTCGTCGCCGAAGTCACCCGTCATGAGCGACGATTGCCCGGCTGAGCCGGTCAGCGTCTGGATCGTGTGCGTGGTGTCGATGATCGACGGCTGCAGCGCGACCGAGGTCCAGAAGGGCGAATCCCACGGCACTTGCGGCAGGTCCGCCCAGTGATTCGCGAGCGTGCCGAGCCCAGTCCACGTGATCTGACCGTTGATGAAGTCGACGGCGCATTCAATCGCGCGGTCCGCCTTGCCCCAGCGGTTCGTCTTGTAGTTGTAGACGATCGCGCTGTCGATCGAGCCCGTGCTCTGGTTGCTGACGTAGTACCAGTAGACGAGGCTGTTTGCGCGGTCATGCACGCTGCGCACGACCTGCTTGAACTGCGGATTCTGGTTGCGGAAGAACCAGTTTTTGACCTGATCGCCGATCGGCTGCGGACGCGTGCCGTCGAAGATATAGAAATTGTCGTTGCCGAGAAACAGATGCGCGGTGCCGATCGAGACGACGGCTTCCTGACACGGCGCGCCGATCTGGTTCGAGATGACGTTAAACGCCCAGATGATCGGCGGACCCTGATAGGTGCCGTAATACATCGACGTCTCTTTGTAGACCACGATGTCAGGACCGAGCGCGCGGCCGGCGCGAATGTCGCCCGGCGTGTCGATGATCCGGCCATTTGCGCTTTGCGTGGCCTGACTCGGCGTCCACACCGTCTGATCGAACAGGCCGCTATTCCACCAGCCATCCGGTCGCACGCCGAAGACGGGATCGGTCGTGTTGAACAGGAACACGAAGCCGGAGACCACCTCGACGATCGCGGCAACGGGCGCTTTTGCAACGACTGCCGTCGCCGTCGCGCCCGTTCCCGGGCCGCCGAAAGAGACCGTCGGCGCGGTCGTATAGCCGCTGCCGGGGTTCGTGAGCGTCACGCCTGTTACCGCATTGCCGGCGACAGTCGCCGTCGCCGTCGCACCGCTGCCGCCACCGCCAGAGATCGTGACCGTAGGCGCGCTCGTATAACCTGTGCCGCCCGCTGTGACGTTGATCGATGCCAAGGGACTCGGAACGTCGGTGAAGGCTCCAGAGAGGCTCTGCTGCAGCGTATCCGCGCCATTCGTCGCAAGCGTAACATTGCCGAACTGTGCAAAGCGCCACGTTCCGGCCGCCGGCGCCGTGTAGGCACCAATCGCGCGCGTCACGTCATTCCATGCGCCGGAGCCTTCCTCGAAGAGCTTCGTGGTCGTGCCGACGATCAGCCGCTTAGTGTTGTCCAGCTTCACCAGCGTGGCGCCGCCAAGGGTCGCGGATGCAAGCGCGGGCATGCCGGCATTGACCGGGGACGGCGACGCGCGCATGCCGCGGATCGATGGAATGAGCTGCGAGCAGTCGAGAATGACGCCGGGTGTAGATGGGTCGATGTCGGGCGCGAAACCGATGAAGGCTGGCACGTCAGGCCCTCTTCATCGCGAGAGACGATCCGGCGAACTGGCCGGCGTCGTCGTTTGATTCGATATCGGCCATTGCCCGCTCGAGCGCGGCCGTCCAGACAGCAATACGATCGTCATTCTTGATGAAGACCTCCGCTTCGAGCAGAGCGGCATACAGGTACAGGTCGGGCCCGTCTTCGAGCAGCCAGTTCGACGTGTTCGAATCGCTCAGCGGCTCGATCTGCTGGTAATAGTGCAGCGTCAGCTTTGTCGTGCCGTCGATCTGCGTCAGAAGCCACAGCTTGTTGCCCGCGATCGTGAACTGATTCCACTGGCCGCCCTCCGTCATCATCGGATCGGCGATGTTCTCAGACGTGAAGTCTAGCCGCTGGTCGCCATACATGACGCGGATCGCCCGGTTGTAATCGCCCGGCAGCGTGACGAAGTTCGTCGACGGCGTGACGGTGAGCCACGTACGCATCTGGCGCACGCTCAGACGCCGGTTGAGACGCGCCTCGGCGAGCGAGATGAAGTCGGGAATCTGGTCGTTCAGGTTCGTGCGCTTGAGCCAACGCCCGACTGACGTTTGCAGATCTGCGTAGGAGGCGAATGGCATCAGATCTTCCCCGGCCAGATGCGGAACGCAGCCAGCGCCGGATCGTTCAGCACCGCGCGCAGATGCGCGTCGTTCTGCATGAACTCGTCGAAGCCGATGCCGCGCTCGTTGCAGTACTGCTCGACGATCACCATCGGCAGGCGCGCGGCGTGGCGCATCTCGCTCGAACCGTGGATACCCTCGTTGTGCAGGGCCTTCGTGGTATCAACGATGGGCGTGCAGTCCTGGATGCGTTCGACGGCTGTCGTGTCCGTCTCAGGCGCATAGTGGAAGCGCGTGACGATGCCGCCCATGTCAGTTGTCCTCAAGCGGGCTGATCTGCACGATGCCGGCCGCCGTGACCTGAATCGCTGCGATCTTCGTTGCGCCCGCAACCGCGAGAATCAGCGAGTCGCCAGGCTGCACGAGCGCGTCGCCTGCCGCCGCCGTCGGCGTGCCGGGACCGATCTTGACATAGGCCGCAGCGGTGGCCGCCACGCGCACATACTTCGGCAGCGTGCCGTTCGAGGTATTCGGGATCGTCGCACTCGCGGACGCGGCACCCGTCGTAATCGTCGTGCCGGTGGCAAAGATCTGCATTTTCATTCGACGCCTCTATAAAAAAGGGGCGCCCCGTAGGACGCCCCAAGTACCGCCGTGGAGACTCTGTTGCTTACAGCACGTCGCGCACTGCGCCGCCCGATTTTTCCTGGCCGGCTTCGAGCGAGTATTCGCAGATCAGCATGCGCTTTTCAGCGTCGCCGGTCTTCGCGAGCGGCGTCGTTTGCATCGGACGCAGGAACGCCGTCTTCCAGCGGCCCATTTCCAGCACGAACACCGTGCGTGCGCGCTGAAAGCGGTTCGGGACCGCGCGCAGCGTGCCGAAGTCCGACACGTAGACGTCGACGGCAGCGGTCAGCTGCTTGTCTTCGCCTTTGTCGAAGCGCGTGCTCGAACCGGTGAAGGTCGAGAACGTCTGCTTCTGCGTGCCGCCCAGCATGATCGTGCCGGGATTGCCGCCCTGTGCCCACGAAAGCTGGATCACGTTTTTCAGCATCGCTTCCGTGAACGCGCGTTGAGTACCGTCCGTCGGTGCCGTGTTCGTGTTGTAGTTCGGGGCAGCACCACCTGCGCCTAGGTCGTTGTTGGTCGCGACCCAGCCTTCGAGGCCGCGCAACTGACGCGCAACGCTCGACGAGCCGGTGACCGTCGTCGTGTTCTGGCACAGCGCAGTTTCCATGTCGCGCTTCAGTTCCAGGCCCTTCAGGCTGATCTGATACGCGAGTTCATTCTTGCGGCCGGCTGGGTCCATGCCGTCGATCTGCGTGCCCGAGACGATGACCGTCTTGCGCGAGATCTGCGTGCGGTTGTTCAGGCGAGCCGTCGGCGTCGCGGCGTCGGCCGTCGCGTCGTCACCTTCGACCTGTGCGTTGTTTGCCGCGGCGGCCAGATCCTGCGTTTGCCACTCGTGCAGCGTGTTCTTCGCCTTCGTCTTGCCGATGCCATTCATGAACGGCGTGTCGGTCGGCGCGATGCGATAGATGACGTCGGTCAGGTCTTCGCGGTTGCCGATGGCCTGATATGTCTGGAGGGTATTAGTCGGGGCTGCCATTTTGCGTCTTCCTTATTCGAGGAACTGGAGGATTGCAGCGGCGCCTGATTCCACGCTGCCGGATCGGGCGTGGTCCTTCATGGCTCGCGTGCGGCCGTCACCGGGCTGAATGCCGTTGCCGGGTCGCTCAACCTTCGGCGGCAGCTTTTCGACACGCTGCGTCGCCTGCGCCTGCTGCTTCATGAACTGGTCGTAAAGCATCGCCTTGCGGGCCACCAGGATGCTGCGGTGGTCGATAAGGCTGTTCCGTTCCTGATCGCTGAAGCCCGCGCTTTGCAGGTATCCATCGATGGCGGTCGCCTCTTCTTTCGCTTTGGCGGGGTCCTTCCAATCCGGGAGCGCACCGAGCAACTTTTGCTGCTCTTCGGCAGAACGCACCTGAAACTGGCGGGCCTGTTCCTGCTGCTCGCGTCGCGTGAGTTCGGCTTGCGCCGCCTGTGCTTGCTGCAACTGGCTGAGCCCTTCCTGATAGGCGTAGTTCTGCCGCATGTACTCCTGGGGGTCACTGTTGATCAGCTGCGGGTCGGGTGCGCCAACCTGCAACAGGTGCTGCAACTGCGGGATAAAAACGTCGAGCGCCTGCTTGAGTTGCTGGCGCTCCTGTCGCGCGGCGGCCAGTTCCGGCTCTGCCTGCTTGCGCAGATTCGCGGCTTCTTCGAACTTCTGCGCGGCGGCGTCTGCCTTC